TGTTCATGTAGAACCCTGTATGTGATACACTGTACTTACATAATAAGGTGCGATATGGGGCATAAACGTAGGTCGCTAGAAGATAGATTCTGGGAAAAGAAGAAAACGCAATAATAGCTAAGTGCAACTGTATCTACCGCATACTGTTCCAATAAGCTATGATTATGGCAAAGGCCGCCGCCTCCCAGGCGGTCTTTTGTTTACTAATGAGCGTGCTCGTATAAATTATTGGAAAAGAAAGGCTAAGAATGTATGATTAGGGCAGGAGGCCACCGCCAGAACGGTGGTCATTTGCTTTTTATGAGGAGGATGTCATCGCTCTCTATTTTAACGTCCCCTATAGCGATAATGCCGTAGATAACCTGCGGGATATGGACGGTGTTGTTGATATTTTACCTACGCTAGACCTATCGCTAGACGACAGGGAGCTTTTAGAGTCAGTTCACCGCCGGGTTGAGAACTCCAAGAACTACTGGGACGACCCGCAAGGCCATAACCTTTATCAGCATCGTATTGAAAATGTTAGAATGCACCTTGGTCGCCATATCGAGGAGTCTAGACTCTACCAGCACCAGATCCCTTATGTAGATAACCAGATTTTCGTAGGCGTAGAGTCAATTGTGGCCTACGTATCGGCAAAACCAGCCCAAGCGGACGTGTCTCCCGCCCGATATGATGATATAGAGTCCAGAACGCTTGCTTGTGACCTCGAAAAGGTGTTTGAGTGCCACTCTAACGAGCATAATCTCGATAAAAAGATGGAATGCACCACCCGTGACTTACTTTTGAAGCGGATTGGCCTAATAAAGTTCGTTTGGGACGAAAATTATGGCCCGAATGGTGATATTGTCCCTCTAAGAATTGATCCGGCGCATGTAATCATCGACAAGAACGCTCCATTAGGCGAGAATCCTGAGTTTATTTGCCATATCTTAAAAGCCTCGGTATCAGAACTTGTCTCAAAGTTCCCTTCCAAGAAGAAAGAAATCTACGATCAACTTCGTATCAGAGACGTCAGAGACGGAGAAAACGGAGAAACCAGTCATTTAGGCGATATTGTTGTGTATCGGGAGGTCTGGTTCACCTATTACCAAGACAATAAGCCCGGAGAGGCCGTTATGTGGTATTTCGGTGACCTTATTCTCGATAAGAAGAAGAATCCGAATTATCTCTATGAGAAGCCACAATCCAACATCTTGCCGTACCCAATAAAACCGTTTGTGCCGATTAACTTCATCAATGACGGTTCGCACTGGATAGATCAGACTACACCCGTAGAACAAGCTGCCAATCTGCAACAAGTACTCAATAAGCGTGGCCGACAGATCATGGAGAACGCCGATACTGCTAACGGTGTCCAGGTGTTTGCGGGCGACTACTTTACGATGGAAGACGCCGAGAATCTCACTGGTGATCCTAATCAAAAGATTGTAGTGGCAGGTAGTGACGTTTCTAAGGCTATGATCAATGTTCCACCGCACTTTCTACCTAGCTTCGTGCTGGAAGACAAGCGTGACATGAGCAATACTGTCCACGCTATGCTTGGTACTCCTACGCAGTTTACAGGAACGAGTAGTGGCAGTCAGGCTACACTTGGCCAAGACCTTATGCAACGTAATCAAGCTCAGATGCGCCAAGACGCCATAGTACGCTGTATCGATAGGGCTATGGACACGTATTACAAATACCTGGCTCAGATGATGAAGGTCTACTATGATGACCCGCACTACTTCACCCACAGCTCCGCTAACGGTACGTTCGATAACATCGAGATGACCTCGGACAAGATTGAGTCTGGAGCTAAGGTATCAGTACGCAGTGGTAGTTTCTTGCCTCACGACAAACAGCGTGCCCAGGCTGTAGCCTTGCAACTTGCTCAACTTGGTCTTATCAGCCCATATGACCTATACAGTGATCTTGGTCTGGATGACCCGCATGAGCGCTTCGACAACTGGCTAAAGTTCAAACTCAATCCAAGTGCTATGACAAGCCAGCACCAAGACTATGATGCTGACCGTGATGCTACCGTGGACTTTATTGATATTATGGCCGGTAAAGACACCAAGCCCCGTGACGACGTGGAGGCAGAACACTTACTGGCTCACTCTAAGCAACTTGTGTCTGATAAGTTCCTTATGTCTGATCCGATGGCTCGTCAAGCACTGCTGGCTCACATAGATGCCGAGAAGCAGAGCCTTGCCAGACGCACACAGCTGCTCTCTACGATGGCTATGGATGTGCAGTCGATAACTGCGCCACCTATGCCTATGATGCCGCCTACAGGCGCTCCAGGCGCTCCACAAGGCCAGCAATCACAGGTAGGTGGCGGTGCTATGCCGACTCAGGCTCCATCTAACTCACCATTCGCTCAGGGCGGGCAAGGAGCGCAAGGACTATCCGCTCTGGCTGGTGCTCCTGGGATAGCTACTCCGACCAATCCAGAGGCTATTGGCAACTTGAATAGACCCGGCGCAATGCCCACAATGTAGGTATGAACAACCCAGCCTATTTAATTTGCCCAAAGTGCAGCAAAGAGCTTCGTCTAACTAAGTTCAAGGCCATCTTCGGTAAGAAGTACGAAATCTGGTCTTGTACGCATTGTTGGTATTCCACTAGAATAAAGGCAGAACCAAAGCCCAAGCAATAACTAAATAAACCACACGGAGGATACCCGCATGGCTTACAAACAGTGTAGCATAGACGGTTGTGAACGGGTTAGAGTCTACAAACTCTACTGCCCTTCACACTATAGAGCAGATTTGAGATCACGCCAGCCACACATCTCTGAATACGGTAGTTGGCAGGCTATGAAAACCCGTTGTCTCAACCCTAATAGAAAACAGTGGAAAGACTATGGGGGAAGAGGGATAAAAGTATGCGACAGGTGGGCTAGGAGTTTTTCTAATTTCTACGAGGATATGGGGCCAAAACCAGCGAACAACTATTCATTAGATCGTATCGATAATAATGGCGATTACGAGCCGTGTAACTGTAGGTGGGCGGATAGAAATACTCAGGCTATTAACCAAAGAGAGAGGCCTGCTGGGGTGTCGGGTTACAAAGGAGTCACATATGCAAACCAAAAGACGGGTTGGGCTGCCCGTATACAAAGTAACGGGGTAAAACTACATATAGGCACTTATGCCACCCCTGAGCAGGCCTCTATTGCCTACCAAGAATATAAATCTAAGTATCACTACTAAGTGTTGGCATACTGTCAGAGTTAAATTTGAAGCTCCGAAACTCTAGCTGCCTTATGTAATCATCTAAAAGCTTAAGTCAACGTAGTCTGCCTTATGACAAATGGAGCATGTCCAACCGCTGATTGTCCGACCTAGGTCGTCTAGCTTTGTTCTGGCGATCCAGTTATGCTTGTGATTAGGCTGCGCTCTAGGCGCTGTATGCTCTGAGGTTGCCTTGAACCTGCGCCGAGATTCAGATGCTCTCCTAGCCATTTATTTGAACCATGAATAGTAGCCATCTTTGTCAAAGCGTGTGGACGGCCGGATGATCTTGATGAGATTGCTATTATGTATGAACTCCTTAGCTTCTGGCGATGCAAGACGCCGTGCGTGGAGTGGAACCGCGGCGGCGGTATCCGTGTATTCTGGCATCTATTCACTCCTTTACTTTATAGTAACCTACTAATAATAAACTTATGCTTAGTTATCCCTAGCTATTGCTTCTTGGCATTGGCTGTCTAGGTAGCGGTGGGTCTTGTTGGCTTTATGTGCCTTCACTAAATCGAGATACCGCCGTTCAAGATACTTGCGTCGCAGCGGTATCTTCATCACGGCGTCATCACCGCCGAATAGGGGACTCTCATAGTGGCAATTATAGTGACAATCCCTACATATCCAAGCTAGGTTGCATAAAGTCTCCCGGCCTTTCATTCCGTACCCTTGAAAATGGTGGAGGTTCATCTCGGAGGAGTTATCCGCCACAGAGCCGCATATTTGGCAGGTAAGGCCGTATTTAGTGATAGCCCCATGCCGTAAGTCTAGCCAATGCGGGGAACTGAGAAACTCTGAGTAGGGGATACCCCTAGCCCATGCGCTATCTTTACGCCTGGCCTTGCGATTGGCTTTTCTGGCTTCTTTCTTTCGATCTTTCAGCTTCTTTCTCTTTACGGCGACCCGGCCGCCCTGTGTGGTTGGTTGGTCTAGTGCCCGCGTCCACCCTCTCATATAACCCTCCTGTGTATAAGCGTTGTGTTATTTACAACCCCCTTAAACCCCGGGGTTACTTATCCTTTAGAATCCCCTGTCCTGAACACCCTTAGGTGCTTCAGGAGTATGACTGTTTCCCACTCTCAGTGTTGCGTTGTACTCCCTAGCGGGAGCGGTGGAATGGTGCATACTTACCATGACGCGGGGGGTTTAGAGTCTCTTCGACTTTTGGGCATAAAAAATGCCCGCCTGTTCTAATACAGCGGACTTTGTGATAAGCTAGTCTTACTGTATTACAACTACATGCAGTCTATCAAGCCCCCGGAGATTCGTCAACGGGGGACGACTGTTTTTATGCTTATAAGGTGTTACAGGGAAGTCTTCTATAACAAAGACCGAACAGCAGAGGATGCCGTAGAGCGAAAGCATTACTATTTATATGCTATAATAGAGTTACAAGTAATTAAGCTATAAGCAAAGGAGCAAGGTCAATGAGTGGGACGAGAGCCGGTGGATTGAAAACAGTTCAAGTAATTAAAAATCGCTATGGGGAGGACTACTACCACAAACTCGGTAAGATCGGTGGAAGCATCTCTGTCGGTGGTGGATTCTCCAGAGACCCTGGACTTGCTAGTACGGCAGGGACTAAGGGTGGCTCTACTCCCAGAAAGAATACCAGGCAGGGGCGCATCCTAGCTTTAGTCGGTAGGGAGGGCTTAACTGTCTCTGAAATAGTCAGGGCATTACCTTTCTCCAGAAAGCAGATAGTACAGTACCTATGGATCCTACAAACGCACAATAAGATCACCGTAGTTCGTGGCCTTGGCCGTAACAAAGTTTATGCTAAACTATAATCACCAGAACCATAAGAAAGGACTAATATGCCAACCATTGAACAAGTAGCTGATGCCGCCTACGAGAAGAGCCTTGTGGATAATCCTCCGACAGCAGAAGACATAGCCGCCCAAGACGGCTCTATCCGCCCACTAATCCCAGTGGAAGCAGAAGACTCAAAAGCAGAAGACTCCCAGACCGACACAGAGGCCACAGGTAACGAGGAAGCCACCGAAGACGACGAGGAGACTACCGAAGAGTCAGAAGACGGCACAGAGTCCGAGTCTGACGACACCGAAGCGTCTGACGACACCGAAGCTGGAGAGCTGGATTTCGAGAACCTTCCCGCCAAAGAGTCATTCATCTGGGACGGACTTCACACTTTAGTAGCCCACGGCAAGGATGGTGATGTTCAGGTAAAGATCGCAGAACAACTGCCTACTGACTTTGAGTTTAAGACTGCCCGCGAAGCGGCCGTATTCTATCAGCAACTAGCAGCCCAGAACACCTTAGCTGAACGCTTAGAGGCTCAGTACAAAGACAAAGAGATAGCTCTCCAGAGCGCCAGACTCACGGAGGCTGAGCGAGTCTCTATCGTAGAGGACATTGACCGGCTCCAAGCCGAGGGCAGATTACCGAAGTTCTCCCCCAAGAACGCGGATACGTCTGAGAATGCCAAGCTCGCTAGAGATGTGCTCAAGTTTTACAATGAGACCAACGAAAAGCGCCGAACCAAGATAAGCTACAGTGATGCTTTTGACCTTTATGAGGCCAAGCAGATCATTAAGGATAAAGGCGTTAAACCTACGGTGGACAAATCACTCTCTAATGAGCGTAAGCAAACAGCAGGTAAAGTGGGTACGACAGGTAACTCAGCGGACTCTCCCAGGACTCCCTATCGCACGGGTACGAAGATCAACGACATCTTAAACAAGTATCTAGCATAATGAGTCCTACACTTGCCATCTTACAAGTTAAAGGTGTGCTAACAGCCGAGGAAGCGGCCAAACTGGAACTGTTGTTTAACAGTATCGTTATTCCAACCAAATACGAGCACTTGCTCGCTAAAGTGAAGTCTGTCTTAGAATGAGAGCATACAGGGTCGCTATTATTGGTGTATCTGTACTGCTAATTGGTCTAGCTTGCGAGGTTAAAGCTGCGGCAACCACTGTAGGTCTGGGTACGGCGGATAGTTTTGCTGTACTTGCCGGAGCCGCAGTAACCAATACAGGCTCTTCCGTTATTAACGGCGATTTGGGTCTGAGTCCTGGTACATCAGTTACAGGCTTCCCGCCCGGTGTCGTTAACGGAGTACAGCATATAACCGACGTAGTGGCGTCTAATGCTCAGGATGATCTTACTACCGCCTACAATGACGCCGCCGGTCAAGGGCCGACCTCCCCGATTACCTCAGACCTTGGTGGTCAGACGTTAGTATCAGGCGTCTATAACTCCGCCTCAACGCTTGGATTAACCGGAACCTTGACTCTCGACGCTCAGGGTAACCCAAACTCTGTATTCGTTTTCCAAGCTGGCTCCTCGCTCACCACAGCCTCGTCGAGTTCTGTAAGCCTCATTAACGGCGCTCAAGCATGCAACGTCTTCTGGCAAATTGGCAGTTCCGCTACGCTTGGCACTAACTCAACCTTCAAAGGCACTATCATGGCTCAGGCGTCCATTACCGTTACCACCGGAGCCAACGTAGAGGGCAGGGTGCTGGCTAGAACAGGGGCGGTCACTCTGGATATGAATGTTATAAACAAAGCGGTATGTTCTACTCTCCCCAGTCCTAGCCCCAGCTCGTCTGCATCTCCCGCACCTCCCGCACCTCCCGCACCTCCCGCACCTTCCGCGTCTTCCGCACCTTCCGCATTCGTGACTCCGACAGTAAGCTCATCACCAAGTTCATCTCCGTCCCCCACCAAAACTCCGACCCCCAGCAAGACTCACACGCCATCACCCACTCCGACCCCTACGGCAGTCCCAGTCGTGCCGAGGGTAGGTCTGCCAAATGTAGGTGCTGTATATTAGCCTCTAAGAAACGCTTGCGCTAACAGTTAACTAATAGGATACTTGTAATCAATAAGGCCACCCGCCAAGGGCGGTCTTTTTGTGTATCAATAATTAAGCAAAGGAAAATCAGCATGATCTTCAACAATAGAGTTACGGACATAACTTACCAGGAGATTCTTCCATCTTTGGTTGACCAAATCAACAACTCTAATGTGTTCACTGCCCGTGTGCTCCAGAGTTTTGTAAGCCCGTGGAAAGGTATTGCTGAGTTGCAGCCTGTGCAAATCGCCAACTCCACTACTGGCGGATCGTTCTCTGGCATGGATGTGTTCCCGACTAGCGCCACCAATAACACTCGTTCGATGACTTGGTACGTCAAGGCATATGAGCAGTCGATTGTTATTCCTGGTATTGAGCGTTCCGTGAACGCCGACACCGAGAAGCAAGCGATCTCTTTGGTCTCCGCTAAGATGGATGAGGCTCGTATTTCCGCCGCCGTAAATATTGGTACTCAGTTCTACGGCACTGGTCTTGGCAATGACTTTGAAGGTCTTGGCCTGATCGTGGATGACGGTACGGCTACCGCTTCTTACGCTGGTATTACTCGTGCCACTAACCCCTGGGTTAATGGTTATCTAATTGCGGCTCCTGCCGGAGTTCTTAGCCTCGATCTCTTAGGACAGACCCATGACGCTGTTCGTGCGGCTACCAGCCAGAGTGAGTCCCCGACCATCGGTTTAACTACCAAGTCGATCTTTACTCTGTTTGAAAGCTTGCTGACCCCAACCATTACGAGCATGTACACTCCGGTGAATGTGAGCGGCTACAACGTCATCACAGGTAAAACCCCGAATGGTCGTTCGTTAGCTGGCAACACCGATCTGAAAGGTCTTGCTGGTTTCTGTGCCATTACCTACCGTGGTTTGCAGGTGGCGGCAGATGACATGTGCCCCGATGGCTTGTTCTTCTTCCTGAACGAGAATTACATCTCGTTTGATCGTTTGAAGCTAGTAGAACTCCGTGACATCACCAGTAGCGTTGAAGTAACTGAGGGTTACTACAAGGACGTTCCATTCCCCTCGACCTTCCAGTTCCGTGACTTCATAATGCCAGTCCAGCAATACGGTTGGTTAGGCTTCCTGCTCCTAGCTGGTCAGCTCAAGCACCGTCAACCACGACGTAATGGTGTTATCAAAGCGATCAGCACGGTGTAGAATATATAACTTGTATACACATCGCTCCTAGTGTATATTGGCTATATGGGAAAACCGATAGCCAATATCACTAGAGAGCAGTTAGAAGAGTTATATGTGCGCCAAGGAGAGTCTGGCTTAAGTGTAGCCAGACTTCTTGGTGTTGGCCAGACTACGATTTTTAGGCACTTGAAGCGCCATGGTATTCATGCGAAGTCTCAATCAGAAGTCCGAGCTGCGAAGCACTGGTCTCCAGGTGAGGACGGTAAAAAAAGGATGTCGGAGATGGCTAAGAGCCAGACGGGGGAGAATAGCCCCGTTTGGAAGGGTGGAAGGAGCTGGACGGGTAGGGACAAAGAGCATAGCTATGCCATTATTAGAGTTAACGGTAAATATGTTAAGGAACACCGCTATGTTATGAGCCAACATCTAGGTAGGAAGCTTGCTAGGTCGGAATACGTACATCACATCAATGGCGATAGACGTGATAACAGAATAGAGAATCTTGAGATATTGAGTAACAGTGAGCACACCAAATTGCATATGGCTAACCCAGAGATTAGGAAGAAGATATCCGAGAGAGTCACTAAGCTTCGGTCTGAGAGATTCTGGTCTTCTAAGAAGAAGTGATCTTATTGCTTTAACAGCCCACACTTAGTATGCTATTGCTATAGAGGCCACCGCCACATGCGGCGGCTTTTTTGCGTATAAATTAAGAAAGGAAAAATATCATGGCAATGTCCGGATACAGACTATTAACAGAGTCCGACGTAAATAACGTCGAGACTATCAAAAGTGAGCAGTATGGTGCTATTGGCCAGACCGAGGACGGGCGCAAGTATCGCTACGTCGGAGCGGACTCTAGCGGTTTGGCAGCGGGTAAACTGGCGGTAACTCCTGCCAGAGCCGCTAACCACGCTAACCTCGCTCTCGCTTCAACCTCGAAGATTAAAGTAGGAGAGCAGACCGTAGACGTAACGGTTGCGACTACCGCCGTAACTGATCTCCAGTACTTAGGTGGCTACCTCTTAGTCAACGATGGCCCTGGTGCTGGTCAAGCCTTGAAAATCGCTGGCCACTCCACGATTACCTCGGCAGGTGGTACTGTTACGATTCACTTAGGTGAGCCGATCCGTACGGCCCTTGTGCTTGCTACTTCGAAAGTTACCCTCATAGCTTCTCCGTGGGCTGGCGTCACGAATACCGCTACGTTGGGTAGCGCCGTTGGTGTGGCCCCTGTGGCTATCCCCGCTTCTAACTTCGGCTGGGTACAGACTAAGGGTATTGCGGGTGTGCTGTCCGCTGGTGTCATCACCAAGGGCTATCCTGCTGTCCAATCGCAGTCTATCATCGGCGCACTGGCAATTGGCTCAGCCGCTACCGATGCGGTGCTGGGTTACGCTCCAGAGGCGACGGTAGACACTAAGTACGGATACATCAACCTCAAGATTGATTGATAACCGTGGCATTATCGGGCGGTTAGTTAATCTCTAGCCGTCCGATAGGCTATAAACACGAAAGAAGGAGGAACAATTATGTCAGTGCTAATTGAGAATTATGACGCAGTAGTAAAGCAAGAGGGCTTAAATACCAATAGGCCAGTAGACTTCTCAGGTGCTTCAACGGTAGCTTTACCTGCTAACACCACCATCGGCGGATCAGTGGTAACGGCTCTTGTTGGTACGATTACCTCGGCTGGAGCCAACGCCTTAGCGGTCGGGCCGACAGGAGCTACTAATCCCATCTTTAACGTAAACGCCGCAACTGCTTCTGCTGTTACTGGTGTGACAGTTGTTGGAGCGGCCGCTGCGGGCGGAGTGGCGGTCGGTACAACCTCTACTGGTACGAACGAGAACTTAACGGTAGACGCTAAAGGCTCTGGCACGGTAGGCATTAACACCGTCTCTACTACTTCTGGTGTAGTCACCATTGGTAACTCAGCCTCTTTGGCTGGAGCATCTGTGAATGGAGCTGTAATTGCCACTAAACAGCTTCGTAGCTCCACGTCCACCGCTCTCGGTGCGACTGGTACTGTATCACTCGATCCTACCCTGGGACAGGTCTTTACCTGTACTCCGACTGGGAACATCACCCTTAACGCTGCTTCTGCGGCTGTAGGTTCGCGAGTTTACTTGGTAGTCACGACTTCTGGTACGAACACCTATAACATTACCCCGACTACTAACTTCATTTCGACGGGAGCGCTTGCTACGGGAGCGACAACGGCCAAGACCTTTGTCGTCGTCTTTGTTGGCACTGGCACTAACCTTGTAGAAATTAGCCGCACGGCTGCTATGTGATAGTATAGGGGTGGGTTATTTCCTGGCCCGTTGATTCGCAGAAGACCATCGCCAAAATAGCGGTGGTCTTTTGTGTCCATAGGTTGTATAACTAGAGATAAGCACAATCATTAAGAAAGGACACAACTTGAATCCGCAGAAACCCCGCTCATTTCGTGAGCTTCTTGAAACTAAGTTCAAACCTACTGAGTTCGTTCGTATCGTAAATATTGATTCTAACCCCGTAGAATGGACTTATTTACCTATCAATAAAGAGCAGCATCAGTCTACCTCTTCTGGTACTTCTCAAAAGTATGTAGTGCGAGAAGAGCCTGATCGGTATTACATGGAGCCTGGTGAGAGCAAGGTGCTTGAAGGCGCTCCTGCGGCTCTTGGCGTAGAGCGTATCTTCCAGAAGGTTATTCTGGCCAGAGACATCCGCAAGCTAAACATTACTTCCGTGTGGGAAGAGTACATAGATAAAATTGTAATCGGTAAAGAGGATTTGCTTGCCAAAGCCAATGATCCCGGATCAGAGAAACCAGCCCTTACTCCCCGTGACGAGATGATGAAAGACCTTGGTCTAACTATGACGGAAGTCAAAAAGAAGAAATAAAATGGCCAATCAAACTGTTGCTTTGATGAAAAAGGAGCAGGAGCTTACTAAGCTTGAAAAAGACCTTGACCTAAGACAGCGCCAGCTTACTGAAAAAGAGGCCGTTTACGCAGAGGACTTGAAGTTCAAGAATGCTCGCATAAAAGCTCTGGACGATGAGATCGGCCGTCTAGAAAGACGCATAGATCCGCTAAAAGGACTCTTAGAAGCTGAGACGCGATCTCTTGTGGTTAGACGAGATGAGGCTAGGGAAGCTTTAGAGACGAAAAAAGAGCAACTGGCTACTTTTAGGCAAGAGGCCAAGATGGCTAGAGCCGAGTTAAATGAGACGCAACGACAGGTTAAGGAACGTGAAGGATATCTAAAAGCCCAAGAGGTCGAAGTGGAACAGGCGCTTGATCTGTGGAATGGTCGGTTAAAAGAGCGGGCAACAGAACTTACCAAGTTAGAAAAAGAAAATACCATGCTTACCAGCCGCCTTTATAATCTCAGGGAGAGCATTAAAAAAGCATACGAGGAGCAAGACTCTGGCAATCTAGAGCTGGACTACGTGCAGGATAAGCTGGCTCAGGCCACTCAGGTGTATGAGTCCACCACGGCTTCATACAGACAGGATTTAGACAGATTGCGGAGCGATATATCTATTCTAGAAGCAGACCAAGCCAGCAAGAAGAATGTTTACGACCGGCTGCTATCGGAACTCAAATATGATAGGGAGATGCTGGAAAAGGAACAAGCCGCCCTGCGGGTTAGAGAGTCTCAGGTGAATGATCAGAAACTCAGACTAGAGAGCGATAGGCTGGCATTGAACGACCGCCGTTAAACAGTTACTATAGCTACATAAGGCCGCCGCCCCCAGGGCGGTCTTTTGTATTTAATGAGGATTTACCTATGGCCAGAGCGCCCAGAGACACAAACAGAGAAGTAGCGTTACTCGGCACAAGTAACGTCGATAACTTTACGACAATTCCAATACTTGCCGACCCTGTTACGGGTAGACTGCTAGTTAATGCCTCGGTGAGCGTGACTTCCAGTGGCTCAGCTATTCAAGACGGCGTTAGCGGAACAATAGTGGCTACGGTGCTAGACTATGCCAACTCCAACCCCTTAGCAGTCCGACTAACAGACTCAAATGGTGATTACGCTACTATTTCCACGGCAGGGCTTGCTACTGAATCAACGCTGTCTACTCTTAGTGGCAAAATACCCTCTTTGGGTCAGGCTTTGGCGGCTGCTTCCTTGCCCGTAGTGCTCACTGCCGCTCAGATAACAACCCTTACCCCTCCCGCAGCCATTACGGGCTTTTCTACCTCAACCAAGCAGTCCGATGGCTCCCAGAAGACACAATTAGTAGATGGTTCTGGTAACGTGATTGGGTCTACCACCAATGCCCTAGACGTAAATATCAAATCAGGCAGTCCCACTACCGTTACAGCCAACGCCGGTACGAACCTTAACACAAGCGCCCTAGCTCTGGAGACAGGCGGTAACTTAGCCACCCTAGCGGGTACGGTTACCGGAGCCAAAGTAGCTACACGACTCTCTGACGGCTCAGGAAATACGATTGGCTCTACGTCTAATGCTTTGGATGTGAACATTAAAAGCGATGCTACAATCTTGGCCGTGGATGTACTTGGCATGCAGCAGACCGCAATCACTTCCAGCACAGCCGAGACTACTATTGCCACGGCCGATGCTACTCATAAACTTAGGCTTTACGGCCTAGTTCTGGCTAATACCTCGGCCACCGCTACTAACGTAACGGTTAAAGACAGCACAGGAGGCACAACTAGGTTCGTATTCGCTCTACCGGCTGGTGATACCAGAGGGTTTATGATCCCCGCTCAGTCAGGTCATCCGCAAGCGGCCAGTAACACTAACTGGACGGCCACCTCCAGCGCTTCCGTTGCTTCTTTACAAGTGACCGCCATGTTCGTAAGGGTTTAGTATGGTTGTAATTGACTCATATTCTGAAACACACTATGACGTGAGCGGTGACGTTAGTATAAATGCTAATTCTTATGTAGGAGTAGCCCAGTCCTTTACTTGCTCTGTAACAGGTAGCGCCTTGATGCGCGCTACTTTCTACCTATGTAGGTTTAATTTCCCCACTGGCAATGTGGTAGCTAATCTATACGCTCACTCAGGCACGTATGGTAGCACCAGCATACCTACAGGATCGCCACTGGCAACTTCGGCGGCGGTGGATATACAGACGATCCCAAATGCTGACTATGGTTTGGTTAACTTTGATTTTAGTAGTGGGTATGTAATGACAAACTCAGCCCATTATTGCATATCGGTTGAATATAGTGGTGGTAATACCAGCCAAGCTTTAGTGGCTGGATATGACAGCACCAGTGCTGTTCATGGAGGGAACCTTAGTGAACTTCTTGGCAGTACGTGGGCACAAGGAGCCACGAATACTGACCTGTGCTTTTATGTTTATGGTAGTAATCCCTCAGTGTCATCTGCCAGCACTATGCAACTTATGGGTGTTTGACCCGTTAAAAGGTGATAATATAAGTGTAATAGAGGCGACCGCCCAGCGGCCGTCTTTTTGTATTTAATGAAAGGATTATTATGGCTATAGGATCAGCCCCGATTGACGACAATAGAAACCCTATGCTGGCTGGAGTAAGCTCTAGCGACTACAACACCGTGGTATCAGTAGCGGTTGACCCGACCACCCATGCCCTTTTGAGTACTGCCACCTTGATAGGTGGTGGGGACGCCAGCTCCGCTAACCAGACTAGCGGTAACCAGAAGACTCAGATCGTAGATTCTGGTGGCAACGCCGTAACTGTGACAGGTAATAAACTTGACGTTAATGCCTCGGTGAGTACAACTGGCCTAGCAACGAGCACCAAGCAGTCCGATGGCTCTCAAAAAACCCAACTGGTAGACGGTTCTGGTAACGTGATCGGCTCTACATCTAACTCACTAAATGTAAATGTAACAGGTGGAGGTAGCGGAGGCGGGGCGGTAACGGTAGCGGATGGCGCGGATGTAACACTAGGGGCTATCGCTGATGTAGTGGTGGCTGCTGGTGCGGCAGGTACGATATCCGCCAAGTTACGTAGGCTCACCACTGATCTGGACGCTATAAAAACGTCTACAACTTATATTGCTAACCAAACTACCACAGTAAACACAGGAGCTATCGCTGGAACTGTAACAGCCAATGCCGGAACCAACCTCAACACGTCAGCACTCGCCCTTGAAACGGGCGGCAATTTAGCTGCAATTAAGGCAAAGACCGATAATATACCGGCACAAGGCCAAGCCCTAGCGGCCGCCTCGATGCCAGTCGTGCTACCAGCGGCGCAAGTTACTACGCTGACTCCCCCCGCAGCTATCACTGGTTTTGCCACGGACGCGAAACTAGACACCATAATCACAGACCTCGGTGGAGTGACTGAAACTGCCCCAGCGACCGACACAGCTTCAAGTGGGCATAATGGTCGCCTCCAGCGCATAGCACAGCGTATTACCTCTCTAATTGCTCTCCTGCCCACCGCACTCGGTACTGGTGGCGGCTTGAAAGTAGATGGCTCTGGTACGGCACTCCCAGTATCGGGTACAGTCACGGCTAACAACGCTACCGCTGCCAACTTAAAAGCCGAAGTATCCAACGCCGGTACATTCGCCACACAGACCACGCTTCAAACCGGCTCGGCTGCTATAGGTAAGCTCACAGCTAATGACGCAGTGGACATTGGGGACGTGACCATCAACAACGCCTCTGGCGCCTCCGCGGTGAACATCCAAGACGGCGGTAACTCGATTACGGTCGATGGCGCGGTTACGGCGGCCGGTGATATCGCTCACGACGGAGCGGATAGTGGCAACCCGATCAAAGTCGGCGCCAAGGCTACTACCTCGTTAGCTGGGCTAACTTTGGTGTCCGACACGGACCGCACCAACCTGCTCGCGGGTGTGGACGGAGTACAGATTACCCGGCCGTACTGCAACCTTGAGGACATCCTAACCGGGAATGCCAGCAATACAGACGGCACAGCTACCTCATTGATCGCGGCTCAGGGAGCGGGCATAAAAACCTACCTTACTACCATTATTCTTACCAACATGAGCGCCACTGGCGGTTATGTGGAGATAAAAGACGATACGACCGTCAAAATGACTATTCCAATCCCTGCAGGCGGCGGCGCGATCATCAACCTGCCGGTACCACTGGGGGGTACGGCCAACAAGGCGTGGAACTTCGACCCGAGCGCGGCCTTGACCACGGTTTACGCAAGCGCGGTTGGCTTCAAGAGCAAAGTATAGAATAACAATTGAAAGGAGAAAACTATGCATTGGAAACCCGATACATGTGGTTGCGACTGGTATTTAGATGAGAATGGTGCGCCTGTTGAGCCGTCAATGGCTTGTGGGTTACATGTGGCAGATACATTGGCCGACTCATACGCTAAATGTTTGGACATTAACCAACTCAAGAATAAAGCCGTGGAAACTGTCACGGCCGCGATCCCTGATGAATACCAAGAAACCGTTAAGGCTAAGGTTAATGGGACGATGGTGGACGTTCTGACAGGCGATATTGCTGGTGGTGTCCAATATGATATAGGACCCGATAAGGTAACCATATCATGCCCTGACGTCCCAACCGAGGTATATGCCAATGTCGATCTATCGGCGATAAACGCGGAGCATGACGCTAACGCCGAGGTGGCATAATGATAACGGCTCTTGGGTTCGGTCAAACAGCGTTAACGGCAACAACCTATGCGTCTTTTTTTGGGACTACCAACGGTGTCAACGATCAATCAGAGGCTGCTGGCTGTGCTACTTATCGATCTGGTTTTTCGATTTCTAAAGTTCAAGTATATGTCAGCGCTAGTACTACCAATAGCAGTACTACTCTAAAAGTAAGAAAAAACGGTAGTGACGGAACGGTATCCATAAGTATCCCCGCCGGTACTACGGGAGTGTTTTCTGATTTAGTTAACTCTGACACATTTGCTACTGGTGATACCGGGGGTTATTGTTATTCTTATACTGGCACGGGTACATTGACAATCGCCTCGATTACAGCTCTGAGTACACCCGCTTCAGGTAACGAAGTATATTTTGGAATAGGTTATATTTCCAACTTATTCACACCCAACTATACCGCATATTTGGGTCTGAATGGTATGTTAAACGACCAAACAGGTTCCGGTAACGCTAGAACTGTATTGAGGCAGGGAGGGACTGTATCAAAATCACAAATCTACATAACAACTAATACTATTTCCGCCAATTCAACTGTTTCCCTTCAAAAAAATAACGGCATTGGTAATTCCACGATGACCATCCCGGCAAACACGACAGGGTTGTTCGAGGACACCACCCACTCGGACACTCTCGCGGCAGGTGATGATGTTTACTGGAAATTTGTGTCTGGTTCTGGTGGAAGTCAGATAAGGAGTAATAGACTATCATGTTTGTTTACTTCTAATAATGCCAATGTGATAGATGCTATTGATAACTCATACATGGAGTTCCCACTTACAGCCGGTGGGTATGGTGGTTATTCCGCATACAATGAGACTGGTTATAATACTGAGTCATTGCACCGGACATATATGCCGGAATCCAGTACTATTTCACATTCCAGAGTATATGTCCGTAATAATAACTCTACTGCTGCCGCTACGTTTGTATTGCGTAAAAACGGTAGTAATGTTACTCAAACTTTTGCTATAACTGGTAATGCAACTGGGTTATTTGAAGACACTACCCATACAGATAGTTTTGCTGCCGGAGACTATTTAACAATATTGGTTTCTGGCGGGACTAGTGGTAGAGATTTAATTTGTCCGCAGTTTAACTTTCTATACACCACCTCGTCGGCAACCTCGAACAACAACAACCTGCTTTTGCTTGGAGTCGGTTGATGGTCCCTGTAGGCCAAGGACTCTACGGGTTATGTCGGGTGATAGGTAGATGCATCTGTGCGTTCGGTGACGCCGCCGCTGGCTCTGGTAACGGTAGTGGTACGGGCGGTACGCATTTTATCATACTCGCTAACTGGAGTACGTCCTTAAATTATCCTACCTCGGCACTCATGGACGACGTGGCGGTATTCAACAGAGCGTTGATTGCTACTGAGATTTCAAATCTCTATACTGGTAACTGGGGTACTACATTTATGCCCAGACTAACACTTTTAGGAGCCGGATAATGAAAGAGACTACTCAATGGCAGTCAAATGCGGCGGCCAATCTTAACCGTTACAAGTATAATGATGCGACTATCAAATACAATGAGGCCGCTAGGACATACTCAGGAATTGTACTGACAAATCTAAATAGAGCTTCGGTTAGAACTCCTGCCAGTTGGCATCCCACCCCATAGCCAGTATAGTAGTGGATAGAGGGCCGCCAGCCCCACGGCGGTCTTTTGTTTTAAGCCTAATGACATATTAAGCAGGACGCTTAATAAGGAGAACTTATGAGCACACTATTTCCAGGAACATCTATAGATAATACATCAACTCTCCCGAATCCAGCGGCGGGAGATTACACAACCAGCCCCGACCATGCTAGTTTACATGACAATGCTAATGACGCTATAAAAGCTGTGGAAACCAAGATTGGCATAGGAACCTCTATCCCGACTATCTCTAAGTTCTTAGTAGGCACTGGAGCAGGAGCCTCCGCCTGGACTAAGACCGTACCGGCGGGTGAGGTCGTAGGCACTACAGACACTCAGACACTAACTAACAAAACCCTCACATCCCCTACCATTAACACCGCTACTGTCACTAACCCTACTATCACGGTGGATGCGATTTCTGAGTATACGACAGATCATGGCGTGACCATAGACGGCCTGACCATCAAAGATGGTACTGTCGCTTCTAACGCTATCACAGCGGCTAGTATAGTTGCTGGAGCTGTTACTCCAGAGAAACTCGTAGCAGGTGCAGGCACAGGGTGGGCTTTGTCATCGTGGACACCTACTTGGACGGGTGTAACAGTGGGCAATGGTACTGTCGTGTCTAAGTACGCCCAGATAGGCAAGCTAGTATTTTGTGAGATAAGTCTAAGTATGGGTAGCACATCCGCTATTACAGGACAGATCGTATTCACCTGTCCTGTAACCGCCAGGGCTGGAGCTATCTGCTTTGGCGCCATAGATTATGGTGACCTTGGTAGCGCCGACTATCCTGGTTCGATTTATATTGATGCCGCCAATAGCAAGATGACCTGTTGGGCAATCAAAACTGACGCTACTTACGCCAAGCTTGACGCTACCAGTGCGACAATACCGTTCACATTCGGCCAGGGTGATGGTTTTAACGCTAACTTTTACTACGAGGCTGCTTAAAATGTTGAGTTTCACCCAAGCTGTTTCCAGAGTAACCGACATTATTGGTGCTTCGGATTCGAGTACCGTTCTTAACGCTAAATCCGATATTAACCAAGCTCTTAGGCTCTTCCAGAACGCCGCTAGACGCTACTGGACACGTACTGAGAAGGTAGCCGACCTGGTAGCGGGCCAGCAATACTATCAGCTTCCTGGAGACGCTGTGCGAGTTTCAGAGATTAAGGTGGTAGCCAACGGCTTAGTCTATCCTTTGAAGCAGATATCATCGGAATACCAGTGGAACGGCATGAACGTAATCCCCGCCATAACGATAAATGTGCCAACTTACTATTTTGTCAGGGGACGCAATGAGATTGGCCTATGGCCGAAACCCTCGGTTCTGGTAACCAATGGCCTATCAATCGCCTATGAGCCACGGATGGCCGAAATGAGCGTGGATGATGTCACAGGGACGGCCACAGTATCAGATACGTCAACTACGGTCACAGGGACAGGCTTTACTCCGCAGATGGTCGGTCGTTATTTTACCGTAACAGACGGAACCGATGGCCTATGGTACAAGATAGCCAGTTACACTTCCGCAACCGAGATTGGTCTAGAGAACTACTACCAAGGCATCGCAGGAGCAGGGCGGCCCTATATCATCGGCCAATGCCCTGAGATACCAGATGACTACCACCTGGCGTTGGTGTACTTCGCGGCTTATAACTACTTCCTAAAGCGTAAAGACATGCAGGTAGCGACAACTTACCAGGCTCTATTCAACGATCTGCTTCACCAATATAAGGAAACATATTCTGCGAAATCGACTGGCATCGTTATAGATCCCGTTACCAAATCGAAGTTAAATCTGTTTATGTTGCCGCCAAATCAAATTTCTTAGTTATAATGGAGTCATAATAGGAGCCGATTATGGCAGGCAACACAGCTCGTAAAACTATGAGGATATCCCAGTCTACGTTTTTCGGCGGTATCGCAAGCAACAAGAAGGTTGGTATTGAGTCTAGTTTTGCTAACTCTGCATCGATTGACTTTCGTAAGAATGCCTCGTGGATGACTGTGCTCCCAGGCACAAGACTCTGCTCTGGTAGTGATGTGGACGACCTTGTGCAGCGCATTATCTACGTAGATGACGGTAACGGTTACGCATTAGGCGACAAGGGTTTCTTCTACAAGATGGACAACACCGTGCCACAGACACCTGCGTGGAGCGTGGAGGGCCAACTAGACTCAGCGGGGGCGGCTGGGCTTCTCTACAGAAAAGACACCGATACCATCTACCTGACCAGCCAGGATACCATCTCGACATACAATCCAGTCTCCTCTGGCCCAATATTCAAACTCGATAAGCTCAGGGAATCTGTGTCCACGGACTTCCGCCTTACAGCTCTGGTGGACTCGGCGGGTAATCCAATAGCGCCCGAGGTGCTTAGGAATACAGCGGGTAAAACTTACGCCGTGCCTACGGTTATCTCGGAAAGTAGTGGGCAATATGCTCTCTTCCAGCCCGATATCGAACCGTTCTACTCCATCAGAGTATTTATAGTAGCCAAGGGTACGGGCGACTGGACGCTTACACTTCACGATGCTGAGAACAACGTACTTGCTACCGTGACCGTAGCAAACGCCAACTTAACCAACAACCAACTCAATGAGTTTAAGTTTGCAAAACCTATAACAGCCTTGGTAAAGCCAAACGCTAGGGTTTATCACTTCCACCTTACCAGCACTGTAGCCGATGGAACTGTACAGGCCGTAACTACAAATGATCTGAGCACCGCATATTTTCAGCTTTATGCTTATAGGATGACTACACCCAATAATGGTCTGCACCCTATTGAGTGGTTTAACCAGTTTACTGTCATTGGCAATGGCCGTTATCTCTCTGTGTGGGAACCGCTGACGGAAGATCCGTCTAACTTAGAATATCTGCGTCATAGGCTAGCTTTCCCGCCAGGCTACGAGGTATGCGGCCTAACTAAAAATGATGAGTATTTAGTAATTGCCGCCGAAAGGCATGGTAGCGGGCCTACAACGGACTACCAAGACGGCTGTTTGTTCTTCTGGGACGGTACGGCTCAGACCTATAACTTCTATATCGAGATACCGATGGGGCCTCCGCAAGCGATTTATACCTATGGCAACATTACCTATATGACTATCAATGGTAGCTTGTACGCCTGGGCTGGCGGTAAGACTCTCATAAAGGTTCGTACCATAGAAGACACGGACTCTGAGTATACCGATGCGATTGATCTCACGACCTGCTGGCCGTATGCTATGACGACCAGAAATAACATCCTTTTATTCGCCTATCCGACCAGAACCACTAATAGTAGACTCCAGTTCGGCGTTAGAAGCTGGGGGACTATAGAGAAGAACTATCCAAGCTCCTATGGTTTCTCTTACGTGCCCTCCCACGGCTATACCGACCTCACCCAAGTGCAAGACCTAAAGATCGGCTGTATTCGTAACTACAATGACTCACTTTATATCTCGTGGGCTTATAAGCTGGGTGACGTGTGGAACTACGGCGTAGATCTTGTAGATAACTTCTCTGATCCAGCCCCAAGCTTTAAGTGGGAGTCCTTTATCTGGGATGGGGGTGCGATTTGGAAGCAGAAGGAAGCAATGAGAATCAAGGTGGACACCAGGGCATTACCGGCAGGAGTGTTGATTACTCCAAAGTATCAGCTAGATCAAGGTGGCTGGCAGTATGGCCCCCCGATGACACAGGGAGCTACCACTGGCTACGTAGAGATCAACAAACGCTGCCGTGAGTTCCAATGGGGCTTTGACGGCACTTGCACAGGCACAGACACGCCTTATATCGTTGGTATGACGGCCGAAGTGAACTCGCTGTTCGAGGAAGGGACGCTTTAATGGCGACTCCGCTTTATGAAACAAACGCCCAGGATAGCTTTTATGACGCCGATCAGGAATTAAGGCCGGTAGAAGAGCAGAAACTAGACGATGGCTTCACGGTCATCAATGATTTCTCTATAGACGCAGTAGCCCAGCAACAGAGGATAGTACCACGGCGGGTGAGTGTGGGTAACACCAGAGGCGACCAGAAGATCAGGGGCAGACTTATAGTACCTGATGAGCATGAAATACCCAGGGTGATAATGGGCTGGGATCCAACCTTATTCAAGGACGGCGGTGGTATTAAGATATCACTTCCAGGCGTTGACGTGCTCGAAGCTACCAGTACGCAGCTTACTCTGAACACTGATGATATTTTGATTAAGCAAGCGGCTGGTTTCCAGGTGAGCATTCCTGGTGGCACTATCCCTGCTGTCTCGCCTAATAATATCGGCAGTCTTTGGTATATGCCTCACGGTCTTACAGGCACTCCGCCTATCTTGATAGCTCATGTGAGAGACGACTTCTCCTCTCCTGGATTTATAGCCGACTCCCCGCTACCTTTTATCGGCTTATTTGGTAGATTGCCCGTGACTGGCGGTTTCACTATAAGCAACTGCATACGAGCCTGGGTAGATTCTAGTAATGTTTATTTCCGGTACGACACGATTAACCCTACTTACTTCGGGAACTTTCCCGCTGCTTACTCGTACCCTAGCATACTGATTAAAGTCAGGCTGTTCCAAAGGACTGCTACTCCCGACATAGGAGTTATCTAATCAATAGCCAAACTTAGTAAAAGTGGTTACACTATAGACAATAAGGCCACCGCCACGGCGGTCTTTTTGTTTAATAGGAGCTATCTATGGATACAAGCCAGCTTAATGCCGCACAGCAAGCAGTCCAGGGCTACCAGATGCCGTCAGGGGCAGATGTATACGGACAGGCGTCTACGCAGTTTAACCTACCTGACCTCTACAGCAAGGTACAAAATTCACGCCAAGCCGTCCAGGGCGCAGACACGGCTCTGGCTAACGTAGACCCATCTGTAACAGGACGGACGCAGGGTAGCCTCGTATCGGAAGCGGCCAGGCAGCGGCTAGTAGCTCAGGAGCGGGCACCAATGTCGGATCAGCTCACTCAGCTTAGTGGTCTTTATCAGAACACGTCAGGTGATTACCAGAACGCTCTAAGCCAAGCACAGCAAATGGCGTCATTGAATATGCAAGGAGCGCAGAACAAGTTTAATAGCTTACAACAGGTATACAGTAACCTTGCCGACCAGCAAAAGCTCGCTGAGCAAGCGAGAGAAGCCAACCAAACCGCGGCTAACTCTGCGGCCAGTAGTGGTAGCGGTATAGATGCGGCTACGCTTGCCGCTCTTTTAGGAGGTAGCAGTAGCGGTACGAAAGGCTCTATGAGTCGAAACTCGGTAGGTGGTTATAGCTTTACCGACGCTAATGGCACACCTATCACGATGGGAAGATACTTAGATATGAACGGAGATTCTGCCCAGGACGCTCTGGATATGCTTGCTCAAGGTTCCCAGAATGACAAGATGCTTGCCGCCCAGATTGGGCAAGCTATATCTGGTGGCATGACACAGCAACAGTTAGAAGCAAACTTCCCGCAGGTATTTGGAGGATAATATGGCACTTTCATCATCTTTTTGGGGTAATAATGCGGCTCAGGTTACACCATCCGCTACACCAACTTCAACTCCAATGGCTCAACCGTCTACTTCTGGCAGTATTGGCAGTTGGCTTTATAACAGCTTAATTAAACCTGTTGCTAGTACCATAGTGGGACTACCTGGCGATTTAACTCATAGTTTGGGAGCCGCAGGTATCTCACTGGGTTCTATGGCTAAAGGTGAGAAGGGTACGGCGTTAGCTAAGAGCAAACAGGCGGCTCTGGATGAGTTACGTAAAGCTCAGGTATTTTCAAAGCCTGGAGTAGTACAGCCTACAGTCGCTCAACAACAAGCAGAACCACTAGGTACTACTCTTGAGAAAGGCACTGGAGCACTTGGTCAGGCTGGCCTTAACTTAGCCACGGTGATACCTGGTCTCAATGGGTTAGGCATGGCAGACAGGGGGCTTGGGCTGTTAAATACTATAGGACGCGGAGCGAAGCTAGGAGCAAAGTTTGGCGCTACAAGTGGCGTGACGAGTGGCATGGAACAAGGACAAGGAGCAGGGCAACTTATAGATAGTGGTTTGACGGGCGGCTTGGCGGGCGGCTTAATCGGTGGTGTTGCTGGGGGAGTCGGTAAGGGGCTAAGCGCACTAGCGTCAAAGGGAGCTACCAAGGTGGCTACGGGGCCTAGCCGAGTTAGCTATATGGGACAAAATATGGCGGCTGGGGAGCAAGGACTTGGTATAGGCCAATCGCTCAATGGCAAGCAGATAACTCCTGCCAGACAAGATGAACTCTTGAACTTTGCTAAGTCCGAAGGTTTACCCATGTGGAGGGGGCCAGCAACGATAGCTAGGGATATAGCTCCTAAATTAAATGATACTGGCAAGGCAATAGACAAGGCAGTTAAAAGCTATGGTGAAGTTAGTAAGCCCACTATGGATTCACTCAAAGAGTCTGTTAGAGCATACTTTAGTGATCGCTCTATACCGCTAAACAATACTCAAGAGGAATATCTTACAAACGTACTCAATAATATGGAGAGTAAAACTACCAATAAATCAGGAGTTGGGGATGCCTATGATATTTGGAACTTCCGTAAGGGTATTGATGACTCAGTGCCAAACAAGGCATTTGCTCCTGATGCTACATTGAGCAAAGAAGCTGAGGTTAATCTAGGGGTCAGGACTGTCCTAAATGACTTCTTGCGTAATCAAATATCGACAGCGGCTCCTTTATTCGATAAGTACCATAACCTATCAGATATAAGTAAAGGTGCTCTCAACGCTGCAAGCAAAACTGGTAGTAGTGGTGGTGTAGCAAGAACTAATGTCGGTGGTATTAGTGCTCCAGTGCCAGAAGCCAAAGGATTAGCCAGTGCAATAGAAATTGGTACTGGGAATATCCTGCAAAAGTTTGGCGGTCAGACTACCGAGACTATCCCAGGAGAAACGTCGGCTTTAGTTAGCGCTGGGACTTCCATGCTTCCAGGTTTAGCTGGGCTATCGGCAGGATCGGCAACTCCAGGCGTTGTTCACCCGCAAGCTACTCCTGCTACCACTCCTTCAAGTGCTTCTCCTGATCTCGGTCTAAGCTCACTTAGCGGTACGGGCACCACTGGTACAGGCACCACTGGTACTTCTACAGCCGACAAGGAAGCGGAGGACTTGAAGCAACGGTACTCTACCGCGATGCTCATGGATCTCGTGAATAACAAAGGTAAGAATGTCACGGCTCTATCGGCTATCTACAATATGATGAAGTCAGAGGCGAGTACAGCCAACAAAAGCGTCGCCGCAGTCCAGAATCAAGCCAATGTACTGATGGGCCTTAGCGCCATTAAGGATATGAGGGCTATGCTTGCTGCTGACCCCAGCTTACTGGCTCGGACTGCTAGTGGAACAGGGCTATGGGGTATATCGGGTAATTTAGCAGGGACGACAAACTTTCTAAATGCTCGTGACGAAGCTATGGATGTTATATCGCGTATTCGCACAGGCAAGGCCATGACAAGCGCTGAACGTAAGACTTATTCGAGCTTTTTGCCGCAACCTGCTGACCCCGCCAGTGTTGTTCAGACTAAACTTGCAAGTCTTGAAGAGTTTTACAATAACGCCGCTACTGCTAAGTAGGAGCGACACGCATCTTGACGGTCTTGCCGCCTGGCTCAAGATCAAACTGAATATTCTCGCCCACGGGTAGGCCATTAGAGACGGCCAGAACGCCGAGGTAATCTTTCAATAGAGCAGTAGAGTTCTCGGTAATTCTGTTTATAAAGTAAACCTGCTCATTAGTCAGCTCTACGGTCTTCCACTCGCTTTGAATAGCTACTTTATCCTTCAGTTTTTTAGACATTATCGTTTCTCCAGTCTGGCTTTTAGTTGTAGGTCTTTGGGATTGTATTTGAGGTGTTTCAGCATCCGCCGTAGCTTATTAGCCAAGGACACCTGCGTATGCCATTTGTATTTAGCAGTTTTACTTGGGCTATTCTTCGGATTGCCTGGATTATTTCCTTGCGACACTATTTCCAATCTCCTGTTTTCTTGTCGAATTGATGTTTATACGCCTGACGATATTCAGGATTGATACTACCATCTGGTCTGCGCGGCTGCAAGATGTCCTTGGCATACTTTTCCTGCTGGCGACGTAAATCCCAGCCTTTCCACGTTGGGTTAATGGCTTCAACCGCCTCGGTGCTAAGGCCGTCGTGGTACACGCCTTTGGAGTCTATGTAGCCAGACCTAGCCAATTGTCTTGTCCAATATTTCTTTGTCTTGAGCCTTCTTGGTTTCCCAATTAGCCTTCATGGGACTCTTGGGTAGGACTACTCCGCCAGCCTTGGGCAATATGAAGCCGTCATCATATGGCGTGTAGTCAGTAACAGCTCCCTTGCTTTGCGGTGTGACTGCACCAGAGCCTCCGTAACGCCTCAAGACGGCACGAAGCATAAGATCACCCCAATGCTGCGCCTTGTACACCCAGCGACCCACTACGTAGCCCACGAATAATAATGCTAGTACACTAACCATTTTCTTTCTCCTTTACGACTACCTTAATGGCTGCCGTCTTAATGAGGTCGGCTGCTACGCTGGTAGCTCGAATAACTACTTCGCGGATAGCCAGGGTCGGATCAATGACCCCAGCCTCGTACATGTCCACAGGCTTATCCCCCACTGTTAATAAGTCAAACCCATGCCACGATGGGGCGCTTTCGACTAGGCTCAGTATCTTCTCAGGGTTAAGACCAGCATTATGAACCAACTGTCGCAGAAGCGCTTTGTAAGCGTTATCAAAACTCGTACCACTCACCGTAGCCAGAGCCACCCCGCCACCAGGCACTACACCGCCTTTAAGAGCGGCCTGTGACGCACAGACAGCATCTTCAACACGCAAGCGAGTCTCTTTCTGCTCTGTGGTAGTAGCGCCGCCGACGCGGATGATAGCTACTTTCCCTGAGAGCTTAGAGAGCCTGTCTTTGATAGCTTGGATATCTACTGGATGAGTGGCTTCATCAAGCTGTGCTTGAACCTTAGCAATGTATTCCTCGATATGGTCACCCTCGCCACCGATAATGGTGGTGGCAAGCTGAGTGACGGTCACCGACCGAGCGCTACCGAGCATACTGATATCAAAGTCTGCTCCGCTCATGCCCTCTCCTAGTACTGTGCTACCTGTTACCTTAGCTATGTCTTCCAGGAATAAGACGCGGTTACCTGCGGATACGGGCGGCTCAACGGGAGTGACAGTCAAAATACCTTTATGCTTGTTCAGAGCCAGCATAGCCAGAGCATCGTCTTTGACCTCACCGATGATAACCAGCTCCTTTATGCCGCCAGCTACTAATTTCTCTAGGATCAGACCCATGTCAGTAGCGGTGGACAGCTTCTTATTGGTAATGAGTATTTCGGGTGCGGTATAGGCTGCCTCTAGCTTGGCGTAGTCAGTAGCAAAGGCCAGGTGTGGCAGACCTTTAGCGAAGTGAAAGCCGTCTACGATTTCATAACTCACGCCCAGAGCGGGGGAGTCCTCGATGGTAGTGCCACCATCCACGCCGACCTCTTCAATCACATGACTGACCAAAGAGCCAACCGCACTATTGCCAGATGAGATAGTAGCGATGGCCAGAAGAGTACCACCGTCCATATTCACTGGTTTAGATAGTTTGTCCAAGTGTTCTAGAGCTATAAAAGCGGAATCTTGCAACTCACGGGCTACTACCATCCGATTGATGCCACCTGCTACCCGCTTCTGCGCTTCCTGTAATAGGTGATAGGCAAGTATCGTGCTGGCAGTAGTCCCATCGCCAACAACCTCGTTACACTTCTTGGCGGCTTGCTTAATGACAGCGGCTACGGCATTCTCGAAATCATCTTCTAATTCTATCTGGGATAGGTTCGTGACACCATCGTGGCTGGTAATGGGGTCGCCCCATTCCTGGCCGAGCAAGACATTACCTGAGCTGGGGCCATAGGCGGCTACGGCCACGTCGTACATTTGTTGGGCGGCAGAGCGTATTTTAGCTTGTACTTCTTCGGGGTTTGTAATTAGCCTATTATTCACCGAGGTATCCCTTGATCTTATCCCATGCGATAAAGGCATAGCTCATACCCTCATGCTCGACGCGGGCGGAGTCTACATACTCCTCGAAGTATATCTTATGGCCGACCATTTTCTCAGGTGATAGTTCCCCGGTATTATAAGACCAGTCCTCTATGCCATCACTTACGCTTACGATTACGCCGCTAGTACGAGAGTCAAACTTCTTTTCAATAGAAGCTACGCCCTTATAGCGGTCAGAGAGTTGCACTAATACATTATTCCCTACGGGAACAAGTTGAGCCATGTTATGTCCTTCCAATTTATGCTAATGTCTATAGTATATCAGGCCTCCGCCATAGCGGGGGATTTTTGTTAATAAAGGAGTCACGATGGCATTCACGGCACTATCCAAGATATATAAGAAAGCCCGCCACGGCGGGGACATCGGTAAGAAGAATGTACCCGGCAAGACCGGGTTCAAAGCGGTGCAGGCCAAGGCCGCCGCTAAGTATGGCAGTGAAGAGGCAGGCGAACGTGTAGCTGGAAAAATTATGCACAAAGTAGCTAAGAAATTAGCCAAAGGCAAGTAAGAATGTGGGACTACCTCAACGGGTTAAGTCAAAACCTTCTTTCAAATCTCATCTGGGCAGTGCCTACGATGTGGAATCTCGACAGACGAGCCAAGAAGCGGCACAAACAAGTGCTGGCTCACCATGATATAGTTAAGAAGCATTTAGGAATAAAGGAGGACAAATGAAACTAGAAACGGCCAAATCCAAAATTAGACGGACAACTCCTGATAGTTCTTATGGTAGGGTACTATGAATAACCCCTGGATACAGCAATACATCGGTAAAACGATAGAAGCATACGACCCCAGTAACTATGCCCAGTGTTATGATCTAGCCTCGCAGTTCTGTATAGACCACAACGTGCCTCTGGATGACATCATGCACCTCAGAGCCTACGAGATATACACGCTGGCTACGGATCAGACTAGGCAGGATTTCGATTTAATCCCAAATACACCGGAGTTTGTGCCACAAGTACTGGATATGGTGGTTTTTGGGAGTGGCATAGGCCAGAATGGACATGTTTCAATCGCCACTGGTGATGGTGATGTAAACCACTTTACATCACTAGACCAGAACTGGAACGGCCATGCTTACTGCGAGATCGTGGATCACAACTATGACTGGGTGCTTGGTGTATTAAGACTTAAAAACTTAGGAGGTCGCTCGTGAATATAATAAAAATAGCGGGGGTAACCGCCGTAGCGTTAGCCGCATTTGTTTGGGCTAGCACAGCGGCAGCCACGACCACTAGCTACGGTAGCGTGCTTCGTGGTTCGGCCGAAGCTCCCAACACAGGTATTTCTCCTGTTTTGGTGCTGCCTTATGTAATCATCTTGGTGTTTGGAATAGCGCTAGTGATTCTGGTTAGGCATATGTTTAAGTCCAACTAACAGTAGCTAATGCTTAAAGATATAGGAGGTCACCAGTGGCAGGTCAACCAGTAAGTGTAACGGTTCCACCAGTAGAAACAGTAGAAAGCTTGCGTCAGAAATTAGACGGTATCAATATCAGCCAGATCGTATCAACTCAGCAAGCACTTACGGCGGCTCAGGCGCAGATAACGGCTTTGTCTAGCCAAAATAAAGCCCTTGATGATGCTAACCTAGAGATTCAGGGCCTTCTTACTGCCGCCAATGCTGAGATAGTGGACTTGAATAAGAAAATGGTTACCCTTAGTAATCTTAGCGACAGGCAAGGATTGCATAGTAGCGAGTTCTGGCTAGTGCTTTTAGGAGCCATTGTGGTTTTCGTGAACAAGCACTTTGGACTTAACCTGGACGACACTAGCGTAGTGGGCTTGTTCTCGGCTATAGTAACCTACTCGGCAGGTCGCTCCTGGATAAAGACGAAGGCTGTTGTAAAATAAATCGCGATTATATATTTAGCACACCCAGTTCCTTCACTTCTCCGGAGGCGGCGTGGCGGCGAAGCCGGACGCGCCAGTGTCAAAAGTTACTAGCTCTACGTCAGTTTTGCCGCGGCTGTTTTTTTCGTCATCACTCCTGTTGAGGTACGGAGTAATGACCTTATTTAGCGGTTAATTGCCGCGGTTTGCCTCGTATACGATAGCTGAAAACAATGTAAGTATTCGCTATGAATGACGAGTAAGCCCCTTCGGGGGTTTTTCGTTTTAATAGACGTAGATGAACTCATTAGCTGAGGTAGTGCGATAGTGGACTACAAATGGCACGTAATTCCAATTCATCTCGGATAAGTTTATAGTCCCGTCCTCGTTTACAGACTCAACGTAGACTACGTGTCCCGCCTCCACGCCTACAGCTCCCGCTCTTGGCTCTTGGCCAGTGGCTAGACCTAGTGCCTGAGCGTTGTACAGCCATTCTGACGCGTTCCCAAGGTGCGGTAGGTCTGGACGCCGCTTGGACACATAATCAACGCAAGAACCTGGCTCGTATCCGCCCACAGCCACCTGAGCCACAGCAACGTGGAGTGGAGCTTGATATAGTGGCTCTGGCGCTATGGGCGTGGCTATGGGAGCAGGTTCTACTATAGGCTCAGGGGTGTTGAAAACCAGCGGTTTTTGTACAGCTTGATACGTTGCCTCAAATGAAATAAGCCTCTTTTCAGGGGCTTTGTTTGCGAGTATTGGGCTTGGCGTGACCAGAGCCAGCGCCAGCATAATTCTAATTAGTATCTTCATATAGCCTCACAATCGCTTAGATATATGTACTGGGGCGGCTTCCTGCGTAAGGGAGTGGAACCTCGGCAGTGCGTTAGGCTTGCGCCCGACCGCCCCTGTGGTTGCCATTATACCACCGACTATTTATCCCCTGTTTCCTTTTCTTTAGCCGATGACCTTTCTAGTCTTAAACTGTTCACCGCCGCAACTAGCTCATCCATTATTGACATCCTAAAAGTTATATTTCTCAATTAGTTCATCAGTTTGCTCCACGGTAATATCTGCGTTTGGTTTATCCATTATTGACCTCCCAAATACTTAAGACCACTTTTACGGTCGAAACGGCACTAAATAACGTCCATCTTATTTGTACGAGCCGTTCGAAGTTCATCGAGGCGTTTTCTCGGATATTCTACATCGCCCATATTCATTCTTCCGACCTCGTTTATCCTCGCCTCATTTATAAGCCGTTCTACTTCATCGCAATCGTGCGGAACACAGTCGCAGCACTCAGCCCTGCTACCGTTGGCGCGCAATCTCGCGTCGCAGGCGAAATGAGTGTCGGTTGGCGTATCAGTCATTATTGACCTCCTTCAAGTTATATTTCTCAATTAGTTCATCAGTTTGCTCCACGGTAATATCTGCGTTTGGTTTATCCATTATTGACCTCCTTGAGTTCTCTAATACGGTTCCACAAAGACATAGACAGGGCTTCTCTGGCTTTACTTTGTTCTGGCTCCGACTTATATGCTTCACCGATTCGTTCTAGTTCATCGAGGAGTTGGGAGTTGTGCCAAGCGAGGATAGTGTCCACAGACTCGCCAATACACTCCTTAATCTGGGGTTCAGTAAAGCGCAACAACGTTTCTTGCTTTAACCAGAAGCCTCTCAGTAATGTAGCGACTGTCTTGCGTTTATCTCGTTGCTCCACGGTAATATGCAGTATCTTCTCTAATGTCTTGCGTTTATCTCGTTGCTCCACGGTAATATCTATATCTTGGTGTTTAACTATCTCCATCATTTCAATGTGTTCTTCCTCGGTAAGTGGTTTAGGTTGGTGCTTACCACAGGCACAAGTGAAGCTCGATGCTATATCTTGGTTCTCCGCCGCTAGCTCAGCGTCGATAGCCGCCATAGCTTCACCCTCGGCATTTAGGGCGGCTTCATATTCGTCAGCGCCTGGTTCTGGATAACAGCCTGTCATATTACAATTCCTCCAGCTCTGCCAGCCGCTCGGCTACCTTAGCCTTGTCGTATTTCTTGCCCTCGAACTCGACCGTTTCTACCGTTTCTACCGTTTCGTCAGTCTGTAGTTTCCAGCCCTCTTCCTCGGCTTCTTTGAATGTGAGCCAATCACCCGCCGCGTCATACGCGTCCCATACTGAGCGTAGGAAAGCCGTGTGGGAGTTGCCAATTTCTAGAATCTTGGCTTTGTCCCCGTCTGTATCGACGATAATATCCCCAACCCGTGCGGCTCGGATACCAGTTAGGGGTGTGGCGGAAGTAATGTCGGGGTTATTGATATTACATTTAGTGCCGTCAATGTCGGATATGAAAAGCATGCCATTATAAGTAGCGACGAACTGTACGCCCCTGAGTGTTAGTAGGTAGCGTCCGTTTTTAGTGTAGTTCATTATTTCACCCCTTTATTAGCGTCTTCGACTACTACCACCCCCAGCGCTGCCAAGAAGTCATTTAACTGGTTCTTGTTTATCTTGGTACTCCCACCTCTACCGTAGAACCTCACCTGATAAAAGTCGGCGCGGCTCAGGTCGGCGCCGCTCAGGTTGGCGCGGCTCAGGTTGGCGTCGCTCAGGTCGGCGCGGCTCAGGTCGGCACCGCTCAGGTCGGCACCGCTCAGGTCGGCGCCGCTCAGGTTGGCGCGGCTCAGGTCGGCGCCCCTCAGCTTGGCGCGACTCAGGTCGGCGCCCCTCAGGTTGGCGCGGCTCAGGTCGGCACCGCTCAGGTCGGCGCCCCTCAGGTTGGCGCGGCTCAGGTCGGCGTCGCGCAGGTCGGTGCCCCTCAGGTTGGCGCGGCTCAGGTCGGCGTCGCGCAGGTCGGTGCGGCTCAAACTCTTGCCCTCGGCAATAGCGTCAAGCACTGCCTGCCGCAGGGTGTAATCTTCCTTTTCTGCCTCAAACAATACGTCGCCTAAGTAAGATTTAATTTGAATTGTTACTTTAGCCATTTTTCTTGTCTCCTAATTTATTTACTAACTGCTTCATCTAGGCTGTGAACCATCCCCACATAATTCATCCCGGTATCTATCTCACCCACGGGGGTCAGGGTATCGACTCGCTTAATTACCACACCCTCTTTTCGGGCCTTTTGCTTGCGGTAGTAGCGCTGGTGGCGGGAGAATTTGGTGATTTTAACTTTATCCACATCTAGGCTTCTGGAGAAGCAACCACATCATGCATAGTAAGAAAGCGGCTACGACTCCGAACATGCTCAGAAGGAATATAAAAGCAGGATTATCGTTACCCACGTTCACTCTCCAGCTGTTTAATGGTCTCATCTGTTTCAGCCATGTAATCATCTAGGTGCGACCGTAGACCCTCTAGTGTCTCCGTCTGTAACGACAAGAACTCGCCTAGTTCTTCTAACTTATCTTCAATAAGCTCTTTTACAGGTGGCTCTGGGCCACTTGGTTCTTTACATTCGGGGCAGAATCCCGTTGATGTAAGAACACCGCCACAACAGGCGCTTAAGATTTCTTTAGCTATAATATTCATTGTCTTTTCCTCTATTTAATTACTAGGCGTGGTTTCCACTAGGCGTGGTTTCCACTAGGCGTGGGGTTCATTTCGTGGTGGACACTCAACCGCGAGTGCGGTCTGCCGTGAGGAGACATGACAGATGAACGGGTATTTAGGGGTAACCAGCCAAGGACAGGCCGCCCACTCTAACCCACAAGTTTTCAAGCTCGTCCCACGCCAACACTAAGTATAGGCTATTTAGCGACCTTTTTCTCAGCGGCCTCAAGAGCCTTAAGGTCGGCCACGATAGCGTCTTTATAGGTCTCCAGCGCCTTGAGTATCAAGAGGCTTTCACCAGTCTCGGTTAGATCGCCGGTCTCCGTGACCACGCCGTACTTACGCAACAGGCGGTCGTCAGTGCTTAGGGTTAATTCTTTGATGCTTTTTACCAGGCTCATTATGAGTCCTCCTTTATTAGTTTGCTTTACTGATGCCGAAACAATTTGCAGGTCTTTGATCTTGAATGTGTTTGAACACGTAGGGAACTTAATCCTGACCCAACCAGGAATACCACAGGTCGTCTCTATAACTACTCCTATTTCTTCCAAACTTTTTGGGCTATTTATATATAGATTCTTAGCTAGTAGTCTGACTTTATTACCGATTTCTAAGCACATCTTCTTTTCCTTTCTTGTTAGTTTGCTAAAAGGGGATCCCACTCAGGTCGATCTTCGGCTCTACCTCACCACCAAGAACACCAATGGCTGCGTCCAACTGCTTGTCCGTGACATTTGGCGGTATGACGCCCCGCTTGTAGTCTGTAAGCTGTTCTAGGGCTGCCACAGCCACTTCTAGCCGCGAGATGAGTATGGATAGGTTCTGGACATCTAAACTACCATGCAGGGGAGCTGGAGCTGGAGTTGATGTAGCGTAGATCTGCGATGCGACTGTCTGCTGAACGCCACTGCCACCATCATTTTTGGGGACTTGTCTAAGATAGGTCTTGCCTGACTTATTCTGGTAGACCTCGCAATCGAACGTCTGGCCAACGCTGGCGGCCATTTTGTCACTCATCGTTTCCCAGACGTTATTCTGGCTGTCTGTAAGCACATACCCACGGCGCATGCCGTCTTGCGTCTCCCACTTCCTCTCTGACTTGACCACTGTTACTAACATTAGCTTGTCCCTTTCATCGGATTAGCTTCTTGGTATTTTTTCAGATCATCGATTAGTTTAGTGATCTCTGGGGCGAACTCCAAAAGGTAGGCTGCTATGCCGCAAAGCTGAAAACTGATATGGGCAACTTCGGGAGCCTTTTTATTTATCATGTACGACTCACTTGTTCTGTCTACAGCACAGATGATCCCCCCTAGCGCGGTTCTGGCATCATGTGTTTGCAAGAGGTAGCGGTTAAGATCGTCATACCACTCACTTTGCTTCATAACGCTACTACCAGCTTTTTGCGCTCTGGGAATGTATGGCAGATGTTTAGCAAGCCCTAGATCGGCCATTAACTCTGTCTTCTCAGGATTATCAAGATCGCTGATGGTTATTCCTATAGTTCCTCTTGTATCCACCTTATTTCTCCCCGCTTATAGCTTTTTATTTATGAGTAGCTCATCGCAACATGAGCTGCCAATCTCGTCTGTCTTGAACCGGCAATACTTAGGGCCAGTTCCATTGTAAAGCTCGGTGCAAGTACAAGGCGGCAATTCTTTGCGATCCCAGTAAGCTAACAATGGTGACCACTCTCTGCTCATCTCGGCGGCTACATCATCGCTCCAAAGCCAGTCAAATTGCTTGATCTGGTAATCCTCACGCATGACATACACAAGGCTGGCTTGATCTAAGTCTTTATAGTCTTTGCGCAAGAAGTACCAGTAAGTGAATAGCTGGAGCATATGCTCACGCTTTGGGCCGTCCTTGCGGATATGAGTCATGCCCCATTTCTCAATGGTCTTGAAGTCCAACAGGAACTTCGCCTCGTCATGCCGCACAATGCCGTCAAAGTGTCCTATCACGTCATCCGTGCCAACAGTCGTCTCGGCGGCTAACAGCTTGTCATAGCTCTTCAAAATGCGCTGTAGCTGATCGTGGGCGGCGTCACCAGCCATCATCTTGCATAATGCACCCGGCGGTATTGGGAATGTCGGCTGAATACCAAGCCGTTTCATGTATCTGGCTCTATAGCAACCACCGCTATCAGAAATATGGAACTTCTCACTATCTCGCGCATTGGAGCGGAATTGGCCACGTTTCTCTACGATCTCATAAAGGATATCTTGGAAGTTGAGTAGCGTATCCGTCATCTTATTTATCCTTGCCATAGGCCATCTTTAGCTTGTGATCCGCGACTACTTTATTCAGACTCGCGGCGTCCAGGTTATTGTAAAGTCCTGAGCCTTTGTGCTCTAGTGGGGGAAGATCAACGCCCCTTTTCCTTAAGTTTTCTATGCGTCCATATAGCGTGGCGTGAGGCATGCCAATTCTCCGCGCCAGCGAGGCCATGCCCTCTCCATTCTCCCAAGAGATCATGTATTCGGTTACTAATTTCTCTAACATTATTCTAATCCTTCGGTTAATATTTTCCCGCAAGAGGTACAACGTCTACACTCTAAGAACGCCTCGCCTTCGTTGTCTACATCGAGGTCAAAGTCTGCTTCATCTGATGGGTGCTGACAGTACTTCCGCACTAATTCAAAGCATTTAAGCTGTATTTTTAGGGAAGTCTGTTTAATATCGTTTAATTCCGCCACCAGACGCTTAGCCTCGGCGGACGATAGTCTTGTCATATTGTGTCCTTTCTCTTGGTAGAGATAACTCTATTCTACAGGTAAGTAAGGCATAAAGTCAACCTTAATGTTTAACTCTTGGGCTATAGGTATGAGTTTTATGTACTCGTTGCGCCAGTTAATCTTATGTGAAATGTTCTTGGCTCTGGCCTTGAGTATCTGGTAATGTGGAGCGCCAACACTCTCGTCTATCCATGTGGCAAACTCTTTAGGCCAGTTAGTGAAATACATGTGACATGAATAGCACAGACATTGAAGATTAGTCGGGTCTACCCGCGTTCCGGAGTACGTCCGGCTGACTATATGGCTAGTTGTGAGCTTACAAGCCTTGTGGTGCGCATTGGGGAAGTCAGGGCAAGGGCAAGTTATGCCGCACCTCTCGCATTTACCCTTTGCCCTGATTATCAAGCTCACCAACCGATCACACTTATACTTATAACCTCTCCCATACTTGACTGGCATTTGCTACCCTCATTATAAGGGTATTGTAGCATTAGCTCTTAAGTGTAGTGCGGTCTAAGTTATCCCACAGATACGACATGACGGTCAGTTCGTTACTTCTATACGAGTTGCTACCATCAAGAACCATGTTACGAGCTGTTCTATCACCTATCATACTGGCTGACCAGAACGAGCTATCAATATCTGCATTTTTAGCGATAGACTTCACGGCGGCCTTCATCTGAGCGTAAGTCGGGTTTACTTCTCGCTGATAGCCTTGATTGGTCGTCGGATCGAACCTATCAATCGTAAACATGCTCTCGTCTGTCACGTCTACCGCCGGTAGTGACGTTTCGTAAAAAACGTGGCCGCCTTGCTTTACTTCCTTTGCATATAATTTTGTCACTTGCTTGTTTCTTTGTTAGTTACTCGTCTTGCTTTTTTATATTGGAATACATTGGCCGCTATAGGCTCATAATGGCCTATGGGTAAATTACCAATTTTTGCCCGTGATACAGCCAAAGCCCTATGCTTTACGGTGCTTCCTATCATACTGACCTTGTAGCTAGTACTCTGGTCAGTGGTAGGGGTTAGCATAATAGCCCTCTTGTCTACATCTACGGCTACGGCTACGCGGCTAGGCTTGCCCAGGCTCTCATAGGTGGTTGTTCCTAGATAGATGCGGACTGACCGGCCTATGAGTCCGACATGTAGGCCAGGTATCTCTGGTCGCGGCTTGGTGCTACTATCAACAGGCGTAAACGCATACGCCATATAGTTGTCCTTTCATTTATTACTTGTGATACAGATACTACAGGACAACTCGTATATTGTCAATCTTTATTGCCTATCCTGTATATCTCTGGTATGGTTATATCAGTCATGGAGGCTATTTTATGAGCAGAACCGACAACCTACTAGCGGCTAGAGCATATCTAAATGGTGAATATCTCAAAGAAGAGGTAGTACCGACTCTGGAGGGCTTATGCCGTACTTTGGGTATTAGCCACAAACTACTAAAAGGCGATGACGGTATTGAAGAAGTTGTAGAGCAGATCAGGCTAGAGCAAGCCAAACAGCTTATATCCGGCGGCCTTAAGGGTACTCATAACGCTAACATCACGCGGTTAATTCTTGCCTCCAAGCATGGTTACATTGAAAAAACGCAACAGGTCTTAGATGTATCCGAACAGCTCCACGTCTACACGCCGGATAAGTTGCCGGACGACTTTGACGCTTAACCCTTATTGCGTAGGGTTGTCCCAGTTTTACTCCATTTCTTTGCATTAGCATTATGTTTTGGCTCATTCTAAGGCGTTCTAAGGCCCGTATGGCATTGAAGTTGATATAGTACTCATCTTGCTCTCAGGGGTCGCTGTAGCCGTCGTATCTCTGTTTTAATGGTAGCCGTAACTCCGGCCCTGGCGGCGTAGGTTTCAAGTACGCAACGCCACCAAGAGCAAGCCTGAATATTCACCTTAACCACCTTGCCGGTGGCGTTGTTTGTAACCTGGTGGTAGATCACCCGCTCGGACTCGGTGTTATAAACTTGCATGTAGCTGTTTTGGCCACCTACACGCTGTAGCACTCTGAATTGTAGGCGGGACGCGGGGCGGGTTAGCACCTCTGAGCTGTTGGTTAATTTTAGCTGGCGCAGTATGTCGCGCTCCAATACCTGATGGCTTAGTTCCGCGTTGCGGGGCAAGTATACCGGCCATTTTACATGCTTTTAATATATCCATCTAAAGGTAGCCTCCCAACTACAATGCGCTAATGCGGCAATGCGGCTTAAAACGCGTTTAATAACGTGATAATCAGATAAGCGGCCACGATGGCCACGATGATCTCAAGCATATATTGCCGCCTCCCATGCGGCCGTTATGATCGTGAACTGCTTGCATGCGCTGCGCTTAAAGCCGTTATGCGCTTGCCAGCTATGCTATGGCGGCATGCTCGCGGTTCGTTTTATGTCCTATCACTTGTTAGTGATGTATCCATCTTAGCACACAGATAACAATGAGTCAATACTTTTATGACGTATTCCGTATAACTATAGTTACGAATCGCGGATAGTAGTCGTTTATAGGCCCATTGAGGTTAAGATTGCCGCTGAAAGCGGTACTATGTAGCAGTTATCCGCGGCTATCATCAGGTATGATAAGCGGCAAGCAAGCGGTATTCTAGGTACAGCTTCGGCTACAATCGCGGCATGGTGACCGTATAGAGGGCCATAATGCTAGATAATGCTAGATAATGCTATATCACTAGCGCCCATAAGCACTGTTTCACATGAAACATATCATATACATGCACACTATATTGTGTTGTCATTGACCGTAACCACTGGCAGTATGGCAGGGTAGCAGGCGAATAAGTACCGTTTAAAAAAGAGGGGGTTTATACCAGCTTCACACGATAATTATTCCCAATCCCCTACCCACAAGTGTAACAAATTAGGACGCTATATAGATGGAAGATATGTTACAGTTAAAGGATAAACAAGGGACTGCAAAATGGCTGAAAGACTCTGCCCAGTGTGCAACGAGGTGGCTCTAACTGGGCGTCAGAAGATGTGCGGGGCGACTTGTAGGATGCGGAGACTCAGAGAGAATGCCAAACCAGGAGATTCCTTTAGAAGCACTGGCGTACCCCCGGAGAATACCCCAGAACTTGAGCTTAGAAGGCAGGAGGTGAAGGAGTTCAATGACAGGCTCAAAGCGAAAGGGATAGATGTAGAGGTGTTACTCGGAGCCGATGCGTACGTAGTGGCGTTCCAGTCCAGCGGTGTCCCGGAGATAGATAAGTTGGTGGGCGGCTTACCACGAGGAAAGATCGTTGAGATATTTGGGACTCCTGGGGCTGGAAAAACTACGCTTTGTTCAGCGATAGCTAGAAGTGATTCCAAAATCTTGTACGTGGACACAGAGGATGGTCTGGTTAATCCGCCGGAAAATGTAACACTTGTCAGGGAGTACCAGCTTGAAGTAGTCGGGGAGATTGTAGAGAAGGCAGTCGAAGAAGACACCTACGACGTGATTATAGTTGACTCCATCGCCTCAACTACGATGCGGGCTGAACTTGAGGGAGAGATCGGTGATTCTCACATGGGTCTCAAAGCCAGAATCATGGGTCAGATCATCCGCAGGCTCCTCCCCGCCTTACGGGACTCAAAAACTACGGTGCTCCTAACCAACCAGCTTAGAAGCACTATGGCCTCATGGGGGCCAACCGAGTTCACCCCAGGGGGCAAAGCCATTAGTTACGCTGCCAGTATACGCCTAGAACTTCGTAGCAACAAAGCCGATAAAGCCGCCAACCACCAACGAGTTCACTGCACGGTCGTAAAGTCCCGCTTCTCTAAAGCCTATGAAACCGTGGACTTTAACCTCAAGTATCCAACAGAACTTTAAGCTATACTATAAGTAATGCCACCAGTTGACCCAGTTAAATACAAGCGCACTAAAGGCCCCAAAAACTGCCTAAAGTGCAACAAGGTCTTTGAACCTGTCCACCACCTTTCACTTTATTGTGACGAGTGTAGTGACGCCAGATCCCGTCTTCCTATTGATCCGCGCTTGCATACTAAACTGCCGCCAACTATTAAACAGTGCATTGAATGTTCTAAGCCTTATGAGTCTAATTTCCGTGCCTCAAAGTTCTGTTCAGTCTATTGCAAGAGACGCCAGTCCCGGCGGGTAACTAGATACCGTAAGCATATGGACGAACTGATATCGTCTGCCATACAACAACCAAAGCAACCAGCTCACAAAGGCGGAAAAATCTGGAAACCTAACCCCGGCCCACAGGAGTTTGCCCTGCGCCTACCGAACAGTACCTTCGAGATACTCTACGGTGGTGCGCGGGGCGGATAAGGAGGCAAAACCGAAGCCGGGCTTATCTGGCTACTAGACCACATCTCAAAACCCTATTACAAAGCTCTCGTTATTCGTAGGAACGCTAATGACCTTGCTGACTGGATTAGCCGTGCTAAAAGACTCTACGTTCCAATGGGCGCTACTGTGACCGCTAACCCCGCCGTGGTTAGATGGCCATCAGGAGCTGAGTTCGTTACAGGCCACTTGCAAGATGATGATTCCTACCAGAAGTACCAAGGCCAGCAGTTCCATCGTATTGTCATCGAGGAGTTAACTCAGATCCCCAACGAGCAACGCTACACTGACCTTATCTCTAGTTGCCGCTCTGTTGACCCCGATATCCCCGCCCAAGTATTCTGCACCGCCAATCCAGGTGGCCCAGGACACTGCGTTCAAGAGGGGGAGGTGCTGACAACAACTGGGTGGAAGGGCATTGCCAAGGTTGGCGTTGGGGAGATGGTGGCCTCCACCGATGATGAGGGTTTCCTGGTTTTTGTGCCGGTCGAGCAGTCTCACGAGTACGATTTCGATGGTGAGTTGATGTCATATAACCGAAGAACCCATTCTATCATCGCCACCCCCGAACACCGGATATACCGTGCGACCGAAACAAAGAGTAGCTCTGGCCGCACCTTCCACCCACCTACTCCCATCGCATATAAAGACATCCCTTCAGTGGTTAGGACTGTGCACACCGCTAAATGGCAGGGCGAGGCGGCAGAGACATTCACGGTGCCGCCTATCGAGGGCAGAAAGACTAAACTATCGCAGCCTATGGTACTTAAGACAAACGACTACTGCGAACTTATGGGCTGGTTCCTATCGGAAGGTTGCACGGTTGATAGGGACAAGGCGTTTAATATCTCCCAGTTAAAACCACAACATAGAGAGACTATCCAAGCGCTTTTAGATAGAGCCGGGTTTACTTACTCAACAAGCGCGAACGGGTACACAGTGTACTCCTCGTCCTGGTACGAGTACCTCAAGAGGTTTGGAAAATGCCGCGCCAAATACATACCAGACAACCTCAAGAGCCTTCCAGCCGACCAACTGCGTGTATTCTGGCGCGCGGCAATGGACGGGGACGGCCACGGCTCTACCTATTACACGACCTCTAAGCAATTAGCTGATGATATGCAAGAACTCGGCCTGAAATTAGGGTACGATACCGTCGTCAGAAATCGGCAACGGCCAAATAGAGAGGGTCTCTCCTATGAAGTGACATTCAGACACGGCCGTTTGGGGTGGCTAGAGAAGAAACATGTCAAGAACGTACCCTATAAAGGCAAAGTTTACTGTATCGGAGTGCCGAACCACAGGTTCTTCCTACGGCAGAATGGCAGCATATGGTTAAGCGGTAATTCCTGGACGAGAGCTAGGTTCGTAGATCCCTCACCTCCTGGTAAACGCTTCATAGGCGTTACAGGCAGAATGGCTATCTTCATACCGGCCACTATTGACGACAATCCGATCCTTATGGAGAATGACCCTGACTACGTAAAACTGATTGATTCTTACAAAGATATCGACATGAACCGTTACAAGGCGTGGCGTCTGGGTTCATGGGACGTAGCCGAAGGTGTCGTGTTCGCCGCCTTTAACCAAGAAAAGCATGTCATACCACCACTTACTGAAGATCAGTTAGAACTTGCCGATAAGTTCATCTCATTTGACTGGGGTTATAACCACCCCGCTGTGGCTACCTGGACGGCCTTAATGCCAATCAACGAGCACGGCATCAGACACATTGTTACTTACAGGGAAATCGCTAGACGTGAAACAACTCCCGACGAATGGGCGAAGATAGTTTCGGCTTGGACAAGCCAAGAATCAGTTAAATGGATGGTACTACCCCACGACTGTTTCGCTCATAGGCATTCTCATAAGACCATAGCCGACGTTTTTGCCAGCTACAAGATACCGATCCGAGAGGGCAAGACCTTAGTGGCCGGAGCAAGACTCAACAGGCAGGCCATCACCCACCAGATGTTAGCTGACTCCCCTGACGGCACACCGTGGTTACAGATCACCTCTAATTGCCGCAAGCTCATCAAGACCCTGCCGATGCTGGCCTATGATGAGAAAGACCTAGAGCAGATTGATAAGAAGTCCACCTACAAAGACGAGCAGGGCTACGTCGTGCCAATAGACGACTCCTATGACGCCTGCCTAGGCTATGACACATTGATTGACACAAGTAAAGGAGCTATGAAGATCGGTGAACTTATTGGCAAAATAGGCAAGGTTCTAACAC